CTACCCCAATCTTCTTTAGCTTTCATAAGTTCAAGATGCGCTACATTTCTGTCAACACAATCCTGTCTGTCTGCGGCTTCTTCATCTGCCATCGCATCACCCGCGATTACGTCTGTAATTAGACTAATGCTGTGACCCATTGCTGTGAAGTCTGCGGCACATTCCTCTGTTGTCCTATCTTCGCTCATAGTTGTTATCCTTCTAAGGTTGTGATTCTTGCTGTTAATGATTCAATCAGAGCTTGCTGCTCTTGGATTGCTTTGACTAGGATGGGTATTAATGCAGCTTCTGCTACTTCCTGAGAGCCATCGTCTCTATCGTCCCATAGTTTAAAGCCGTCTTTAATGCTGTCATCTGCATCTATAGCCGCTTTAACCTCTTGGGCTATAAAGCCGTGGTTAGTTTTAGAGTTTTTATAGGTTTGGGTTGACCCTTCTTCATAGGCTCTAAAGGTTTCAGGCAGTTCACCAAGGGTCTTGTACTTGAAGGTACGAGGTTGTAGAGCATTGATAAAGCTCAAACCTGCTGTAGAGTCTACAATGTCTTTCTTGTATCGTTGATCAGAAACGGTTGCCCATGTTGCTACGCCATGTGCGGCTCTGATGTCATTGGCACCATAACCAAGAGTTGTGAAGTCTTCAGCACCTGCTACGTTATAGCCAAGAGCAACCACTCTGTTGCTATCAGCGGCTGTAGTCTGCGAGTATGCTCCTATAAGGACATTATCGTTTCCCGTGGTAAGATTAACTGTATAAGAGCCAGAGTCTTTTCCAAGACAAGTATTATATTGTCCTGTAGTGATTGCATCACCTGAATTAACACCAATAAGAGTGTTTTCTTTGGCCGCACCTTGAAGCAAAAGACCTGCTTTCTTACCAATAGCAGTATTATCATTACCTGTAAGTTTTGTACCTGTGATTCCTTGCCCTGCTTCAGCCCCTACAAAAGTAGAACCATCGGTTGTGGTTGCAAACAATCCCGCAAGACCACCCATGAATGTGTTTTCTACGCCTGTGGTCATGGCTTTACCCGCCTGTGTTCCAACAGCGGTATTGAATTGACTTGTATTCGTGGTGCTATTTAGAGTTTTAAGTGCTTCATAACCAATAGCTACATGAGCGCCAGATGCTGTATTTGCCCCTAATGCGTCATAACCCATAGCCACATTATTGAAGCCTGTCGTAAGAGCATCCCCGGAAAGACCACCGATGAGAGTGTTGTTTGTGCCTGTGGATACTAGACGACCTGCGTGATGACCAACTGCGGTATTATAAGTGGCAGTAGACGAAGTGACATTCAAGTCTAGTAGCGCATCTTTGCCGACTGCTACATTGCTTGTTGCCGCTGTGTTACTGCTCAACGCCAGTGTTCCAACCGCAGTATTATCGCCACCTGTTGTAATCGCATCACCCGCAAGACCACCAATGAGAGTGTTGTTTATGCCAGTGGTTACTGCTCCACCTGCGTTATAGCCCACGGCAGTATTGTGACTATCAGTAGCTGATGTAAAGTTTTGGTCGGCCAGAGTATTAAATCCGACAGCCGTTGATTTACTTCCTAACGTATCTCGTGTTAAAGCCTGCACCCCAACAGCAACATTTTGGTCGGCATCAGTAAGAGCATCACCTGCAAGACCACCGATAAGAGTATTTTGTACGCCTGTGGTTACTGCGGCTCCTGCGTTAGAACCAACTGCTGTGTTGTAAGTAGCAGTAGCTGAAGTAAAGTTTTGAGTGCCTAACGCCGCATGTCCAATAGCTACACTATTTGAACCCTGCGTGTCCGTTGTTAATGTGGCATAACCCATCGCAACATTTGCAGCACCAACGGTAATAGCATCACCTGATAAACCACCAAAAAAGTTATTGTATTGGCCTGTGGTTATAAGTCCACCCGCGTTGTATCCTACTCCAGTGTTGTAGGCATCTGTAGCTGATGTAAAGTTTTGTGTCTGTAACGCATAAGGGCCAATCGCAACACTGTGACTACCTTTAGTATCAGCAGTTAATGCCGCATAACCTAGAGCAACATTTTCTTGTCCAACATCTAAAGCATCGCCTGTTAGACCACCGATGAGGGTGTTGAATTTGCCTGTGGTTATCAGTTGCCCCGCGTTGTGACCCACAGCCACGTTGTAGACATCTGTAGCTGAAGTAAAGTTCTGAGTAACTAGAGCCTCTCGTCCAATCGCAATTGACTTACTACCTAACGTATCAGAAGTTAAAGCGGCATAACCAATAGCTACGTTTTGGTCAGCGTCCGTTAAGGCATCTCCTGCCAAGCCACCGATGAGTGTATTCTGAATGCCTGTGGTTACTGCTTGTCCTGCACTATATCCAACCGCTGTATTGTAAGAATTTGTTGCTGAAGTAAAGTTTTGAGTGCCTAACGCCGCATGTCCTATCGCTACAGTTCTACTGCCTAAAGTGTCAGTAGATAAAGCTCCCACTCCGACTGCTACGTTGTAGTCAGCATCTGTAATTGCGTCTCCTGCTAGAGCGCCTATAAGAACTTGTGCAGTGCCTGTGGTTACTGCTCCACCTGCCGACATGCCTACCGCAGTGTTGTAAGCATTGGTAGCAGACGTAAAGTTCTGCTGACCTAGTGCGCCAGTACCTATAGCAACTGATTGGCTACCTAAAGTGTCCGAAGTTAAAGCTGAGTAACCTAACGCTACGTTATAGTCTGCATCACTAAGCGCATCACCTGCTAAACCACCAATGAGTGTATTCTGAATGCCTGTGGTTACTCCGCCACCTGCTGCGTAACCCACTACTACGTTGTAACCATCACCGGAAGCAACGTTAAAAGCGTCTAAAGCTGCGTGTCCTATAGCAACGTTTTTAGAACTGCCTACGTTTGAGTACAGTGCATTTTGTCCAATTGCAATATTATCAGTAGCCGTTGTACCAGAAGCAGAACTTTGAAGACCTAAGGCTACGTTTGAAGAACCTGTGGTGTTTGACTGTAAAGCACTTACACCAACCGCTGTGTTGTTACCTGCTGTGGTGTTTGCGCCAAGAGCTAAATCCCCTACTGCAACATTGTTAGTTCCAGTAGTGTTAAGCTGTAAAGTTCGTGAACCAAAAGCACCATTATTTGTGCCTGTGGTGTTAGTCTTCATTGAATCTTTACCAACAGCAGTATTGGTATCGCCTGTGGTGTTTACGAGTAAAGAATTAAAGCCCACTGCCGTGTTGTTGCTTGCTGTGGTGTTTGCTGATAAAGCCATTCTACCAAAAGCACTATTACTAGCGCCTGTAGTGTTAGCATCTAAAGAATTTCCACCGACCGCAGTGTTATAGTCTCCAGTGGTGTTAACACCCATAGCAAAAATACCAACTGCTGTGTTACTAGCGCCCGTGGTGTTTGCGCCTAAAGCACTAGCACCAACTGCCGAATTACTTGAACCAGTGGTGTTTGCGGTTAAAGCACTAGCACCTACCGCTGTGTTGTCTCCCGCAGTAGTGTTGGCATCCAAAGCATACGCTCCAATCGCCGTATTGCTGTTTCCAGTGGTATGGGCATCCATTGCCTTATAGCCAAGCGCAGTATTTGCCGCGCCCGTTGTAAGACTGTCTGCCGCACCTGAACCTACTGCCGTGTTTCTATCACCTGTGGTGTTTGCTGTTAAAGCATGAGAACCAAAAGCAGTGTTGTTTGTTGCCGTTGTTGCTGCGCCTAAAGCAGCATAGCCAGTAGCAGTGTTGTAATCTCCAGTCGTATTCGCATCTAAAGAAAAAGAACCTACTGATGTATTTTGTGTTCCGGTGGTGTTGGCAGATAAAGATGCATAACCAAGCGCAGTGTTGTTAGATGCTGTGGTGTTTGCATCACCAGATAGACCGCCTATAAATGTATTCTGAACTCCTGTGGTTACTGCTTCACCTGCTGAAAAGCCAACTGCGGTGTTGTATCCGTTTGTAGCTGAAGTAAAGTTTTGGCTCTGTAATGCTGCATGTCCAACCGCTACAGACCTAGAACCTAGTGTATCCAAACTTAAAGCCTGAGTACCAACAGCTACATTATAATCAGCATCTGTAAAAGCATCGCCAGCCAAAGCACCGATGAGAGTGTTGTAAATGCCTGTGGTTATTAGCTTGCCAGATTTATAGCCGACTGCGGTATTATAAGCATCTGCTCCTGCATTAAGCGTATGCAAAGATTGCAAGCCAACAGCAACATTTCTACCGTGACCGTCTTCGGTATAGAGGGCTTCATTTCCTATTGCAACATTCGCGCTTCCTCCCTGAATGGCTTGACCTGCCGTGTATCCCATAAAGACATTTTCATCACCAGTAGTAATCGCAGTACCTGCTTCATCGCCCACGACAACATTATAATTACCACCACTAACAATGCTGTTACCTGCGTTGACACCTGCAATGAAGTTGCTTGTTCCCGCTGTAGTGGAATGAAGTCCTGCACTTGTTACGCTAGAATTAAAAGTAGCCGCACCTGCCGCTGCCATATCAAAAACTAGCGCATTGACATTGCTACCACCGTCAGAACCAAAAATTGTTAAAGCTGCATCAGACGTTGTTGTACCAATAAATGAAGGGCCGCCAGTTAATAAAACTTCTGGGGTTGCGTCTACGTTAAAAGTTACAAAAGTAGAACCACTGCCTTTTAATCTTACCTGACCTCCACCTGCGTCTAAATTTATATCTGAGGATGCATCAACAATAAAATCATCTGTAGATGTAAGCGTAGTACCGTCTATTGCAATGTTATCTACTACTACACCCGCGTTGGCTGTTACTACGCCGCCTGCGACAACAGTGCCAGATACATCTAAGTTACCGTTAAGGTCTACGGTGGTAGCCGCTATCTGAATCTCTGTGTCAGCAACGAGGTCGAGCTGTCCGTCTGCGCTTGAGTTGATGTATATGGCTGAGTCGCGGAACTGGACTTTATCTGTTGTACTAAGTTCTATATTGGTGCCGCCTGATGTGTTACCTGCAACCAATACTTCTGTCAGGGTATCTGTTACGCCGGGGTCAACTCCGGCCATCGCATCAACTACCGCAGCTCCGCTGCCTGCACCATCTAAATAAACAATCGCCGTTTTGCCTGTAAGAATAGTAACGTTAGCCCCAGAGCCTTGAGAGATTGCAATCGATTGTGATCCAGTAGTTGCATTCTCTATAAACATCACGCGAGATAAAGTATTAGGTGCAATCGTACAAGTTCTTGTTGCCGTCAAACTGCCAGCAGAAGTAATCTTAAAGTACATTGCACGAGCAGGATCTGAAGTACCATCTGCAACGGTAGTTGTTGCGTCAGCATCTGAACTAAACACCTGCTGAGTTGCATAACCTAGTGCTTCGCCAATTAACTCAAGGTTAGTATTTGTTGATGTGCCCCATGTTCCAGCTTCATCGCCAGTGCTTATTTCTTTTAATCTAAGATCATTTACATACGTTGCCATTTAAGCTGCCTCTTCTTGCCAGTTTGGTGTTTGATTTACAGATACAGAATTCCAACTTGGCGTTTGATTCGCGGATATAGAGTTCCAATTTGGTGTTTGATTCGCTGATATTGAACTCCAATTTGGTGTTTGACTTACAGATATAGGATTCCAATTAGGGTTTTGATTAGGATTTATTTCACTCCAAACAAGTATCGTTCCGACTTGTCCTTGGCAAGAAACTCCAGTAACCGAAACATCAGCATCAATGACAACAGTAACATTACCAATGGAGCCCGTCGAAGATACTCCAGTAACACTACAGTTTGCATCTGCAGAAACTGAAACCGTACCAATAGATCCGTTGACAACCAGACCTGACGGAGAAACATTTGCACCCGCTGTAACAGTAACACTATTAATTCCTCCTGATGCCGCAACACCAGTAACAGAAACTTCTGAATCTGCAGAAACGGTAACGCTACCAACCGCGCCAGTAGCTGAAACGCCTGTGACAGAAACATTTGCATCTGCTGTAATGGATACAGAGCCAACAGCTCCAGATGCAGATACGCCTGTAACTGATACTTGAGCATCTGCTGAAACCGAAACTGTACCAAGCGCAGATGTTCCAGATAATCCTGTAACAGAAACATTTGCATCTGCCGAAACCGAAACTGTGCCAAGTGCAGATGATCCTTGAGCAAGAGGAACGCTTTCTCCCCAGCCAACATCGCCCCAACCTTGGTTAGAACTGTTCCAACCTTGAAACGCAACAGTGACATTAGCCACTAAATATTCTACGCAATTCTTATAATGGCGTTACTTGCATCTGCTGTAGGAAAGGTAATTGTAAAATCACCAGCAGTAGATGTTTTATCTGCGCCAAAATCTAAAACACAAACGCTTGGATCACCAGAAGCTGCTTCGTTAAAAATCAAAGCACCTCTTGCCGTAACCGAAGCCGAACTAAAAGTAAGATCGTTAAAGTCTGTAAATCCAGTCGTGCCAGAACTAGTAGGAGTTACGCTTGTTAAAAAAGCACCCTTGGCTGTATAGCCACTACCACTAGATTCTCCGCTAGAAGTATAAGCTGTAGTCGAAGCTGCAAGACTTGCAGAGCTTGTATAAAGAGCAAGCTTGAAAACATTACTTGCTGCTGTAAAATTGTGCTTTGCTTCTAGCAATTCTTTTTTAAAAGAAGTACACATTGCCTGAGTAATAGCCATTATAGGCTCCTTATTATTTCTGCTATTTCCGGATATTCTTTAGATTCAAGTTCTGCAATCATTGTTGTCTTATTGCTATTAACAGCTTCTTTCATGTAGAAAGAAATAACATCTTTTATTTGGCTTTTAAAAACTTCAGCCTGCTCAGAGATAAGTGGGTGGCTTTTATCTCCTACCGATATTATAGTGCTTGTTGCTCTGTCAGCCCAATATTCAATGGGAAATCCTTTGTTATTGGTTGTTAGTACTTTAACAGAGCCAACGTTTCCTACTGTTATGTCAAACATTATCTAGCAGCCCTTACAGATCCAGACCTATAACTGTCTGTAGTACTATAACCTTCTCCAAGTGCTTTAAGATTTTCTAAAGCTTCCATGTATCTGGTATTGTAAACTTGCATTAGCTCAGGGTTTCCTTTCATAAACGTGTATGACTCAACAAGACACCCGTAAAGCAAGCTGCTTTCTGCATTAGTGCCTAACCAACTAGTGCCGTCAGAAGAAACAGTTATAGACTCTGGCTTATAAAAGTAATGAAGTTCTACATTGTAATTGCTTTGGGGTGTAGGGCCAATAATAAAATTAGCATCAGAAAATAACCCATAGTATTTTGGAACACCTTCTGTAGAAGAACTTGGGTAAGCTTCTCTAATAAAGTTTACGTCTTTAAATAACAAAAACTCATAGCCACTGTTATCAACAGCTAATGAGTACGGAGCTAAAAAATCAGAAGGCGTTGCCAAATAAGCATTGCCAGAAGTTGTTGTTCCCGTAGAATTTTTTCTAAAGTCTGGAAGTTGAACAGATTTTAAAATCCTGTCTTCTGCTTGCGTAATAATTACAGACAAATTATTAACAAATGTTGTTTCGCTATTTTGAGTATAGTCTTGAATAGCCTGCTTAAGAGTTGTAAACGTCCAAGCCATTACGTCACCACCGTTACATTGCCTATTTGGCCTTCAATATCTAATCCAACTGTCCTGCTGCCCAAAGCTGATACGCCGCCTCCAACTGGATTCCAAGCAAAATACTCCCTGCTTTCCTGCAAAGACTGATCTGGCCTTGGGTTTCTTAATGCTTGAGGGTCGTCTAATCGAACTTTTCCTAGCTGCAGCTGAGGTTGATCCCGATCTAAAACATCTTTGCCAACAAGCAGACCTGTAGGTCTTTGGTTTACAATTTGCTGAACTAGATCTTTTTTTGGATACCTAAACCCAGTTCGATCACAATAACCAAAAGCATACTTTCCGCTAGCATAACTCAAAACTGATAACCTCCCGGAGAAACAAAAAGAGAAGCTTTTTCTCTAGCTGCATCAGAGGCCAAGTCCCATTGTTCTTGATATTCTCCTTTTAACAAAGACGCTCTATCTGCTGCTTCTGGATACTTTATAGCCAAGTTATAAGCTAACCCAGCAACAAAACACGGCAAATATCTAGCAGGAATATCCATGTTGTTGCTTGCTGGCTTACCAGCATCTTCTATTCTTTCCATATAATAGTAGCCAAAAGTGTACGTCTCTTGACCATCTGGAGTAGGCCAGAGATTTATAACAACACCTGTCGGCGTTCTTTGAACGTAATACTCTAGCGGTTTAGACTGAGTAAGCTTATTAGATAGGTGAGAATATTGGCTTACAGATATCCTAGACATGCTTTGATCAAACTGACTTTGCACATCTCCGGCATCTGTTCTAAGAAAACCTTCGACAATATCAAAGATCTTGCCATCTAATGTATAAGAGTTTGTGCCCGCAGTTAAAGCTTGCGTTCCAAAGTTGACTGTCCACAAGTTTAAGCCACGGTTTTGCCACTCAAGCATCAACAGATCAATGCTTCTTCTAGCAGTTTTGTAATCATAACCACTACGAAGTTCTAACCCAGCTCTTTCAAAAGCCTCTTCTATAGCTTCGCCAAGATCTAAGTTAAAAGAAAATGTGCCACTAGTAGCCATTAAACAAAGCGACCCTTAGTTTTTCCGCGAACAGCTAACCCATCAATAGGCTTTGATCTTGTTCTTCCGCCTGCTTTCATTTTAGAAGCTTCTGAAACCATACGTTCAGCTTTTAACTTTTCTGTTTCTTTTAATTCCATAGCTTCTACTTCTTTTTTTTTGTTCTTTTTTCTTTTTTCAGTAAGTATCGCAGGAATAATACCTGCGCTAAGCCCAAGCCCTTCACCTTTAATTAAAGAGGCAGCTGGCGAAATGTCTGATAATTTTAAACCCATTACTTTTCTCCAAATTTATTACTTTCGATTAGACTTGGCCCCAGAACACTTCCATCGTTTTCTAGAAAGATTGTTTGGCGTATTTGGATCGTTCTGTTTTTTCTTAGGCAGTCTTTTCTTAATGCCCAAACTTCTTGCACAATAGCTGTCGCCTTTGCTTGTTCCCGGCTTAACTCTTGGGCCACCGCCTTTTGCTTTACCCGCTTGTCCGTAGCTAACTTTCTTTCCAGTCGAAGTTACCTTAACCTTTGCTTTTCCTTTTGCTGGCTTTCTAGTAGCCATTATCTATGCCTCGCAGTTTTCCTTGCTATCTTTTTTGGCTGTGGTGAATGCTGCTTGCCTTTTTCTTTGTCAGACTTTTTCTTTCTAGAAGTAGCTTTATACTCTTTGTCGGTTAAAGCTTTTATAGCTTTCTTTGGCAGATAACGCTCACCCGTAGCTGTCTTACCTTGAGTAGAAGGTTTGCCAGACTTGGTTCCCCACTTTTCTTTTGTCCACTTTTTAAGGGACTTCTGAGGTTTCTTAAGAGCCATTAGTCTTTGTAACCTCCGCCAGCATCCTTGTAACGTTTTGCTAACATCTGAGCTTTTCTAGCAGACCACTGACCGCTTGATCCACCTTTAGATCCAGATTTAATCTGATTAAACAATCGCTTTCTTAAAGCGGGCTTGGTGTAGTTGCCCGCTTCATTAACACGAGACTTAGCTTTTTTCTTAGCTGGCGCTTTCTTTTTAGCTGCCATTATCCGTAACTCTTACTAACCTGCATAACAATGTTATAAACATCACCACTGCTTGCGCCTACTGTAGTAAACGAAATATCGCCAGTCTTACCTGATCCAGAATTATTAGGGATACCTGTAAATCCTGTAAAGTCTAAAGTGTCTGACCAGTCAGATTGAAGCTGCCAAGCAAGAACATCGGTAGTTGCGTCAAAAAGTATCTTTACGCCCATGCCGATAGTCACATAATAAATCTGCTGAATCGTTACGGAAGAGCAGGCAGCATTAGTCATAGGGTCTGGTGAAAGAGAAGATGCATCTATCTTTACGACAGCTGATTCTCCATTTCCATCAGAAACATTTGTAAATCGAAAAATAGCGGTCTTGCCGTCATCTTGAATAGTTTGTGTCGCTACTGCATCAGCCATTGCGTCCTCCAATAAAGGGAGCGAAGCTCCCTATACAATTAAGAAAGGTTATTGTTTTGGATGTAAAGGACAGTAGCTGTAGCTGCTCCAGTAGAACCGTCTTCAGTGCCAGCAACAAAGTCAGCATAAACATAAATGTCTGTCGTGCCAACGTCCGTAGCTTCCGTATCAAGAGTACCGTGAGTAGTGGCTAGCGCCTTAACGTTAGTTGCAGATATAAATGCATCTCCGTCAGCAGAAGTTCCAACAGCAACGGTAGCAGTGCCGGAATCATTGTTGACTGTCGTAACATTCAAGATAACGTCTACAATTTGAGAGTTTGCAGGAACAACAGCAACCTCTTGATTTAAAGCGTCCGCGCCAATAATATCTAGCACGGCTGATTGAGCCATAACAACAGATCCCACGTTTGCCACATCAGTGCCAACGGTAGATCCGGTAGTATCTTTAAGAGTTCCGGCCTTAATTGGGCCAGAAAAAGTAGTAGTTCCCATGTGATTTCTCCTGTCTTGGGATTGTCAGTGTTTCATGTGAAACATCTGTCAGGAATTATTATAACAAAAAGGGGGCTAATGCCCCCCTTAAGTTTAACTTGAACCGGGAGACCCGTAAACTCCAAGTGGATCAGATACTCCAAACGAGTAACGTTCACGCGCTTTATAGCGCACGTTACCTGTATCGAAGTCACCGTCCATAGAAGTTTCAAGTGCGGTTCTTTCAAAGTGCTTCATACCATTAGGAATATCCGTAATGATAAAGAAAGCGTTGCTGTCGGTGAGGTAATGATTAACGCTATAACCTTCTGGGATTGCGCCCATATTGCGAATAGAGTTAATGTCATTATCTGCTGTGCCAACTCGCTGAGTAGATTCAAGCAAGCGATCTGCTGTGAACATCAAAGCGGGCGGAACAATCAAACGACGAGGGCGAGCAGCAATTAACAAACCTCTTTCATCAGTGAATGCTGCAATATCAATAATTGCATTTTCCAAAGATGTTTCATTAAGGTCAGCAGCCGTCACAGGACGGTTGTTGTTTTTGCCACCACTAACCAAGGGGTGACCATCACCTCCGGTTACTCCGTCACCAGATGCAGTGAACAGGTTTACACCATCACCAGACTGATAACTATTTGAGAAGCCATTGTTAAGAGGGAATACCGACTTAACTTGCTTCGTGTATGCCATAGCGCGAGCAAGAGCTTTGGTGTAGCGAGCAGAAAGCGAATCATAAAGATTATCTTCCATTGCTTCTTCAGTAATACTGAAGCCCATAGCAATTGTTTCGTGGTTATAGCGAGCTGTAAAAGACTCCTGTGCAGAGTCATAACTGATGGCAGAGCCTTCAGCTTTAACTGGTGCAGCAGCAAATCCAGACAGCTTTACTTCTTCTTCAAAAGAACGATCAGAACTTTCTGTCTCATAAATGAGAGTGTGTTCATCTTCGTACTTCTCATACTCCAAACCAAATAAGGCATTAAGCCCCGGCAGGAGTTCTTTAAGCATTTGCGCTCTTGAAATAGCCATTACTTAATTCTCCTTATACGCCAAGCTTGGTTTCGTAAGCGTGACTCAAAGGCAGATAAGTCACGATGCAGTCAGTATAGGCATCGCCTACAGCACTGGTCGGGCCATCTACGAAGTCAACGATACGCAGTGGAAGTGTATTAGTCGTAGCAATAGAGCCGCCATCTAGCGCGTTTCTGCTCCGACCGATTGAGGTTGATCCAGCAGTGCTAACTGCTGAAACGTTGTTGCCTAATCCAGTCTGAGCAATTGCTTCGTCAGCCTGCATGCGGAACAGCAGTTTAGGATCATCAACAACATACGCAACAATATCCGAAGCGGCAGTTGACGCTGGGAAGTATTGAGCAAATGTTTTCTGGTTGGTATTAGGATCTGTGTAAGCACAACCTACAAAGATTCCAACGGTGCCAGCAACAACAGAAGTTGTTACAGCGGCTTTTTCAACAGTGCCAGCAGCAACTAACTTTACGAAATCGCCGTAAAAGATAGCAGTACCATAACCACTTGCAATTTTGATATGACGAACTTTGCCCGTAAACGAGCCACTCGCACTCAAAGTATCAACTGGTTCGGCACCCATAGGGGTTGCAGTAGTAGCCATTATTGGCCTCCTTACTTGTTAGAAGCCTCTCTTTTTGAGATTAACTTCTGCCAAAAGTTGTTCTCGTATTTCGCTCAGGTTTCATAAGCGGCATACGAGGATCATTTTCACGCAAGAAGTTGTTATCAACGGACTCCATCTGATTTGCTGCAACTCTTTCAAAGTGTTCAGTTCGTGACTTGATCTTCTCCGCAGGAGCTTTACAAAGTAACAAACCGCCAACTTCAACATTGCCGACAAATCTTGAGTTAAGATCTGACACAAGTTCTAGTTCTGGATGATCTTCTGCCTTTACAGGAATCCAACCTTCTCTCATTGATCTAGAAACGTTTGTGTTATCAGATTGACCCAAAATACTAGTCCGAATCCAACGAAATGTCCAACCATCCTGTTCCTTTGGTGTAGGCAAAATAGATGCCGGAGACCAACTGTCATCTGATCGGTACTGTTCTTCTTTTCGCGTGTCGTTTTCTCTGGGGGTGCGCTCTGTTGCCATTACCTTTCTCCTTTAGAGTAGCTCGGCTTGTCGGGCATACTGTTCGTTTGTAACTCCAAGTCGCTTGGCGAGGGCTACTTGAGTGGCCGTTAACCGTACTTTGCGCGGTTTAGCACCGTTGTTCCTTGCGGAAGATGCTACCACCGTCGAGGGTCTACTAGTTGTCACGGACGCGCTACGGCCATTCGTATCGCTTGAATCCAACCAGTCGTAATCTGGAAATGCCGACTTAACCTTGTTATCAATGTAATCAAAATATTCTTTTGATCTCACATCAACACCTGATCGAACGGCCTGCGTGTGCGCTCCATACGCTAACGCAGTCATATCTTCATAGCCTTCAGCCATGAACCAATTATTCTTTTGTGCCCATTGTTCTGCTTCAGGTGTAACTTGAGGCTGAACTTGCTGCTGCTGTGCAGCTACATTTTGAGCAGCTCTTCTAGCAATATCCTGCTGATAAGCTTGTTGTTGATAAGCTTGAGCATTCTGAGCTTGAGCATTTAAGTTGTTTTTATACTTTTCAATATCTGAAATTTCAGACTGAGCCCTAAGCATTTGCTCTTGAGTATTTACAACTCCATCCGTATCGCCTTCTTCATAGGCTTTACGATACCCTTCTTTTGCTTGAGCAAGATGCAGCTGAGCTCGTTCTCTAATTTGATCAACTAAAGCGGCTTCACCTCTTGTAATAAGAGACTCTTGCTCTTGAGCTTTGCTTGCATATTGCTGAGCAACCTTAACAGCTTCTTCCCGCATTCTTTCTGCGGACTCTCGCTGACGGCGCTCTTCATGATAATCAAACTTAAGCTTGTTAAGTCTTTTTTGAACCTTGTCAGAATACTGACCAAGTTCTTCATCACTATCTTCAGAAGATTGAGAAGCTTTTGCAGGTCTCCTGTCTTCTTGAGGACGGTCATCAACTATCTCAAACTCGTACTCGCTAGACTCAGAGCCTGTATCAGCTTCTTTCTTTTTTCCGTGCGTAGTTTTTATGCCGAAAAATTTATCTTCTGCGCTATGAGAAGAATCCTCAGAACTTTCGTTTTCCAATAATTCGCTCATGCTTTAACAATCCCCCTTGGATCTTCAACTACAGCTTCGACACTGTCATCGTTGATTAACCTAAACTCTTTGCCGTGAACTTTGAATCGAGTACCTGAATAAGATCTCATTATGATCCAATCGCCATCTTTGCAAAAAGAGCCGGAAGGAAATCTGTTTGGATCATTGTAGCAATCTGGCCCCATTTTAAGAACCATGCCACAAATAGATCCAAGCTCTTCTTCTTGAATAGTCTTCATAGACTTAATAATCCCGCCATCATACTCTGACTCAGGATTTGGTAGCGCAATCAATATCTTGTAGCCCTTAGGCTCAGGCAGTTGAGTTGCGTTTCGAGACTCTTCAGTCTCTATTGGCTGAGCAGCTTCGCTCATATCTTCTCCTTGCATCGGGATAACGCCCGAAGTCGCTTGCACTAGGAAACGCCTAGAGTCGTTATTGCGCTCTCTCGTATCGAGACTTAGCGTCCAAGATCTCTCGCTCTGCTTGAGCTAGACCCTGTATTATTCCGCAGCACTTAGTGTACTCCGGATAATCTTTACATCCACCACTGCTTATGTGGTCATTGATGTCTTTCATTTGATCGTTAACATTTGACCTTAAATAGTCAAACATGTCTACTTCTTTTGTCATTTATTACCCATAATATCTTTTGCAACTTCAACGCCTAACTTAGCGCCAGAAAGCTGATCTTGTGCAGCTATTCTTGCTGATTCCAGTTCTTCCCTAGAATTTGTTTCGGCTATCTTTGCGCCAAGCTTTGCTGTTTCTAGTCGCTCTTGTTGATCTAGTTTTTCTTTATCAAGCTGAGCCTTGGTCATTGCCTTTTGCATATCAAGCTCTATTTTAGCCATTTCTGACTGTGCCTTTTGCTGAACTTCCTGTTGTTTAATCTGAAGTTCTTGCATTTGCATTTGAACAATAGGGTCTTGCATCTTCTGTTGCGCTTGTTCTGCTTGCTGTTCTTTTGCAGCTTTGCCTGTTATTTGTGCTGCCGCAGGCGCTACTAGTCTAGATATTCTGTATTCAATATCTTCAGGCAAAGATTCATTTGGACTAGGAAGCTCTACACCTAATTCTTTTTCAACTTCTTGCCTGTACTTAAATGCTAAATGCTCTTGAACATGCGCCGCCATTTCTGCCATTGCTTTCTTTGCGTTAGGACTCTTGCCCATAATCTCCATAACCTGAGGGTTCTCAGTTAGGCTCATGTGAGTTTGAATATGAGCTTCGTGATCTTGGTAGATAAACGCTTTAAGCGGCTTGCCGTTAATAATATCCATGTTCTCACTGACTGGATCAGTAGGCTTCATGTCTTTTTCTGTAGGAACAATCTTATCTGCATCCTGAATGCCTAGGATATCCAGCATTTGACGGTGCAATAATGGCATATCATACATTTCAGGCGCTTGAGCAGCTAGTTGTAGTGCCGCTTGGTACTGCATTATCCTTTGAGCCATCGTTCCAGCGTTAGGATCACTGACAGGTATAATGTCTACACGGTCATCGAAGTCCTCGGACACTAAATCGTTGCTATCAGGCAGGTATGGGTACTTTTCTGGGCCAAAATCACGGACAAGACCGCTTAATATACGCAATTCTACCCGCATAGAAGCGTGTAATCGGGCCTGAATCGCACTCATAACCTTCATTGACCGCTCTAGTATAGCCAATGTTGTTCCAACAGGCGCTTCTGCGTTCATATCCGCTGCTTTTACGTCTCCTGCGGACGCAAATCGCCTGCCTTCTTCTACAATGTCGCCCATTAACTGATATAGAACGTTACTTGGCTCTTTGTACGGCAAATAACTAATGTTATCCCTGATTGCACCGCCCGGAACGTCTACATCCCGGAATTCTCCCGGCATAATTGGCGTATCGTCGCCTTTAATTCTAAGTCCTCTAGACTTAAGACCGCCCGGAAGGTTGGACAGAGTACCTGCGTCTACTAATTGGCGCAGCAAAGAGGTAGCAGACTTGGCTAATCCTCCAATCATGTGGATTAAACCAAATCCATAGAATCCTAGTCCGGGAACGTACTGGTAATGAACAAAATGTTCTCGCTTAATCTTAAGATCATCTCCTTCATACCAGTTTCTTCTTATAGACAGGACATCTCTAGAACCTGAATCAATAGAAACAACATAAGGTAAGGCTATTCCGGTAGGCTCGCCGTTTTCTTCGTCTTCAAATCCCAAAAGATCTAAGTTAACTTGAATCTCAAGTATCGTGTGTCTAGAGTCAAGGTCATAACTAGCACTATCGCCAGTCAATCTGTTGTATTTTTCCTGTATCTCATCAACATTGTTTGATGGTGCCCCGAGATCTATGTCTCTATAAAACCCTGACACTTGAAGTTTGCGAATTTCATTAGAGGAACGCTTCATAATATGCGTTGCTCTTTCACAGGTTGTTAAATCAGAAGCACCATAGCTAACAACAAAGTCTTCAGCCGGGACAAACATACTGCAGGGTCTGCCCATACCGGGATCGTAGTAAATTTTTCTAAACGCACTGCCTGCTAAGGGCAAAGAAAACAACATCTTCTCTGTTTCAGAGCGATACTCTGTCATCTTTTCTGTTAGCAAATAGTTTAAATAGTTCTGGACTCTATAAGCCTGCTTTTCCTTATCGTCTGTAATCGTGCCAACAACAGATGTTTTTACAGGGCCGCTTGCAGGAAACAGTTCTTGTATGGATTGTGACTGAAACTTAATAACTGAATCAGATAGTAGCGGATGAAAAACCCCGCAGGCTCCATCCCAAGGCGTAGTTCTGTCCTCGTTCTTTAGTCCAAGAAGATCAAGACCATCAACGTAAGCTCTTTCCCAATCAGCCCTGCTTTCTTTGTCTGCTTTAAACTGTCCAATTAAATCTGAAGCAATTGTATTCAGCTCTGCCTCATCAACAACATCAGCTAGGTTAGCGTCATGAGGAAGCATCCCTAGTGAAGCTAGTGTGCTTGCATCCGGATCAAAATCTAAAATAACGCCGCCATCTTCTGTTTCAATAGAAACGGCTTCGGGATTTTCTATTTCAATCTCAAGACCCTGTCCTTCCCCTATTAAAGGATTGGAGCGCAAACTTCTATCAATAGCCATTAGCCATCCTTTCTAAATACTTGAGGTCTTGCTGCACCAGAACCACGAGCCATTGTTTTGCCTCCAGTCTTACCACCTTTAGCCATGCCTTTGGTTTTGCCGCCCATAAAATAACCCTTAGTGCCCGGAACTTTTCGACCAGCACTCATTTTTCCAACGCCATCAGCAGCAAAGAAAGGAACCTCTTTACCCTGTTTGTTGGTGGTCATTTTTAATTTACCGCCATTGGACATGCCTTTGGTCTTACCGCCCGACATGTAACCTTTAGTTTTCTTCATTTAATCCTCACTGTACAAGTTGTCAAAAACTCGCTTTGTGTCATGAATATACTCTACATCATCTTTCGAGTTGTAGGTTCGTTGATTAGGTCTAAAGTCTGGCGCACCAACCCCAGTCTCAAACCAAGCTGGATGCGTAACTCTTACCCTGTTATTAGGCAGCGCAACAATATTTCCTGTGTACTCCCCAGCGTCAAGCAGCTCTAGCACATGACTTTGTTTGTGCTGTGCTGGGTCATCCGCTACTTCGTTATCGGTATAGTCTACAGTAAAATAATACTTTGCGGGGTAAAACTCTCCGTCTACTTTGGCAAGCCAAGGCGCTGGGCTTGCTCTTTCTATCTGATAAACTGCATGGGTATGTGACATACAGTCCCAAGGCTGTGCTGCCCAGACAGGTAACTCCTTAGGCCACTCTTCAAAAGGAGTGTCGCCTACTAATGCGGTGATGGGCATTCTTGCCCACATGGCCCCGCCATGAACATTTTGCTGGTCTTCCTCATCGTAAGTTTCAGCGCCAGTAAAAATAACCTGAAAGCTTAAGCATCTTTTTGGCATTGTTGTAACAGCCACAACCATTGCATGCAAAAACTCTCCATGATACTTCTGGCTGTTATGCGTGTATTCTTTTCTAACCCAGCATTTAAAGTACGGAATGTTACTTTGTAAGAAGGCCATTAGTAATACTCAGCCTTCTTGGAATAAAACGGCTCGTCTTCTTCGTCGCTATTTAGCTTTAAGAATCCACCTTGCCTAAATCTTAGTAGCGCCTGTGTTGAGGAATCCACTAAGTCATCGTGTTCTCCAGCAGGGAAAGCCGCAAACTCTTCTATCACTTCCTCTGCAAATCTTAATTCGGGTGCCCAAACAATCCCGGATGCAAATAAATCTGATACAGCATTTACCCTAGAAATCTTGTCGTTACCTCTAGAGGGGGTGTATTCAGAAACAGGTATGCCCATAGATCTTAATTCAAAGATTAACGGTGTACCTGCCGCCTTCGCTTCTACAATAAACGCATCTGGTTGCCAGTCAACCCACATATCGTAAGCTTTTCTTTTAAGCTCTGGAAACTCCAGTCTTTCTTTATGGGCATCTAAAAGAATAATATTTGGCTGTTCAATGCCAGATCCATCCGGGTGGTAAAATACACCCCACGTTGTGCAAGCAGAAAAGTCAGCTCTTTGGGTTTTAAGGAAAGCGGTGTCCCAAGATTGAATAATAAACTCGCACATTGGCGGATTATCTTTTTCCCAGACCTTCCACCACTCTCTTTTAACTAACGCGCCTTCTTCTGATGTTGGATTCTGCTGATACTGAGCATTCCATTTAGGTGCAGGTAACTCATTCTTTAATGCGTATAGCTCTTCTTTCGGCCAAAACTCAGGCCATAAAGGCTCATTAGAAGGCATTAAAGCCGGGAACTCTATAAGCTCCCACTCATCTGAACCTGCTCTTTGTAAAGATGATTTGAGAATCTGACCTGTCAAATCCCGTTTATGCCAACGAGTCATCACAAGTACAATAGCGCCTCCGGGTTGAAGGCGCTGTCGAGGCCCAGAGGTGTACCAGTCATAGACGCGATCAAAGACGGACGAGTCTGAGCTTTGACCTTCCTGCTCACTATGAGGGTCGTCGATCACAAGAAGGTCTGCGCCTTTACCTGTGACTGCGCCACCAACACCGATGGCAAAATATTCACCACCCTTGTTTGTACTCCATCGACCAGCGGCCTTAGAGTCAGACCTCAACAGCACGTTCTGGAATATAGACTTATAGTCATCACTGTTCACAAGGTTTCTAACCTTACGACCAAAGCCAACACTAAGCTCTGCAGTGTGAGCCGTTTGAATTATCTTCTTTTCAGGGTAGTTGCCTAAAAACCAAGCCGGGAGAAGGAATGAAGCAAACTCAGACTTGGTATGCCTTGGCGGCATATTAACTATTAGTCTCTTAAGGTCTCCACTGGCAACCCTATCAAAAGCGTCCGCCATTATTTTGTGGTGCCTACCCTCAATAAAAGCAGGCCAAACCTTATTAACAAATCCTATAAAGCTATCCCTAGCGTCTTGCTTCTTTTCAGCATCATCCAACTCTTCAAGAAGAAGTAAGATCTCTTCCTGATCCTTAGCTGGTAGCTTATCAATGTTCTGCAATAAACTAGGATCTATTCTATCTTCTATAGCCATACTTAAAACTTAGCCCTCTACTTAGTCTTAGTTGCCTACTTATACTTAGTAGGCTACTTAATAGTAGACTCCTAAGATATTGCATACCTAGTGTCGTTCCCCTCAAGGGAAACGACCTAGACTACTTCGTCTTAGTAGCCTACTTAGTACGCAGTTATCACTTTGATCTTAGCATATTACGCCGCTTGACAAGCAAGTCAACTATGAAGTCAAAAATTTGAAAAAAATTTTGGGGGTATGGGACTCCTGACGCAAAAGCTGAAAACAAAAGGGGAGACAAAATACATGTGACATGCATACTACCAGAAAAAAAGGTAATTATATGAGTGTATTACTATGTATATGCGAAGCAGGTACGGCCCGCGCTCAGGGGGGGTGGGGGTATGCCTAGGAGCCCTGCCTCACGCCAGCTTAATGCACCTCATCGCCTGCCTCGCGAGCTGGTTGCCGGTCATCGTCGCGACTCAGCAGCCCTGTTAGCTTACTCTGCAGTTCAGCTGCTACCTCGCTGGCATCTCTGTCACGAGTGGTCACGTTGACCTCAGTAGTGAAAAGTCCTGCAGCCTTGCCCAGCAATTCAGCAGCGCGAAGCTTGGCTGTATCCGTGGGCTCAGCGTTGTCCATCCATCCGCGAAGTTTGCTCAGCACCTTGTCTCTGTCCGTGACCGCCGAAGCTGCTACAGCCCTCTCCCTAGCAGCAATTAAGCTGTCCA